GAATGTTTCGGTCATTGCGTGGAACACACAGTTGCCACACTTCACGCCGATGTCTAGGTTAGGATTGTTCTGCGCGTTGTCGTATCCGGCATTTATTGAACTACCCTTAGACTGGAACTTACCAAATGTTTGCACAATGCCAAGCATTGCATCAGCTAGCGCCTTCTCGTCTCCCGAGATTTGATCGTACAACTCTTGAGTAAACTCTTTCACTCTTTTTTTAGCCATGAAGTGATACCTTCTTTTAGACATAAATCTTATTCAATTATATCATTATCCATAATCTACTGAGAATAAGACCCTACACTTACCGCAAGTCCTAGACCAGCAGGGTTGGTCACAGTGTAGGCACTTAAAGAATGGTCCTCTGTTCACACGCATAACTGGCTCGTCACAGGAACAGACTATGCGGATTCTAATGAACTCTCCGGTCTCTTCATCAACTATATCTTCAATGGCGTAGTCTTGGTTAGGGTCGGTTTGGCTGGGAGTTTCCCCTTTAGAGTAATTCCCAACCAACACTTCCCAAGTCCCCAGTTGCCCACTGACCTTTTTGGAAAATAGTTTTTTAAATAGACCTGTAAGTAGTTTTTTCAACTGCCTTATCTCCCCGAAGCCATTTACCGCAGTCCATGCACTGAAATCTCTGATACGTTGCTGAGATTGTCCTAGAGAATCCTCTACGCTGTATGTTAATAGAGCTACAGTTGCTGCATCCACCCTCGACACCTTCGTGCAATGCGGAGTGTGGGTGATTCTTAATCCAAGGTTTTAGTATTGCATAGAGATCAATCAAAAGATTAACGTCCTGCACTTGATACTCTTTCATTTCTGCCCAAGCCTTCTTATCGTCAGCCATGCACTTAACCCAAAGATCAAATCCAGAGTGCTGAACCTTAGCTCCCACACCTAATGTCTGTGCTACATAGTCTAGCTTGTTAGAGGGAAACTTAAACTGAGACTTGACAACTCGCATCAAGTCCATCTCTTTGTAAGGAGATGGCGGTAGATATCCGTTCTCAATGAACTCACGCTTGATGTGCTTAGAATCAAAAGCTGCTGAGTTCCAACCGACAAGCACGTCGGCTTCTTCCATTAGCCTGTGTAGTTCATCAAGCATTGCCTTTTTTCCGTGATGGTGAACTGACTTAAAGATTACTTTATCACTTCCATCCCATCGGGCACCAAAGCAAATCACTTCGGTGGACTCCATTAGTTGATTAATCGATACGTTCTGTTGCCATAGACCCCAAACAAAAGCTAGGTTTGGACTTGTTTCTAAATCAAGAAACAATATTTTCATTTTTTGCCCTTTTCTCTAATGTAGAGTTGCATTTATATATCGAATTCGATACTTGTTCTTTTATCATTACTATAGAATCCGTCACCTTTAAACTGGACTAGTGGCGGTGCATAAAGTCTTACTCCCTCACCCTTGCAGGTTGGGCAGAGCGCAGGTTTTGTTTCAGCCATTGATCTTTGCTCAATAAAGCGATGGCCCTCTGGGCATTTGTAATCGTAGTATGGCATTAATCCTCCCTCGGCCAAGCCATGAGCATGGTTGGCATATGCTTTTTGTTTCTTAAATAAATTATACCGTGCCTAGTAGAATCATTAACGTGACCCAATCCCGGTTTGTGCATCCCAATTCTTTTTAAAACGCTATCATCACACATTGGTTTTGAGCTAGGGTTTTGATAAGTTACTGGTAGGTCACTTTCCCTCATTGCTTCTAAAGCTCCGATGATATATACAGGCGAGAGGTCCGGAAATTTAACTCCGGTCCTTAATGTAAAAGACTCGCACACTACCTCTGACCAGTTAAACTCGGGTTGAAACTTTTTATAAAATTTTATAAACCCATCAAGACCGCTTATAACCTGAAGCGTAAACAATAGCTTTGGCTCTTCTTGTTCTGAGTATGTCAATATAGAAACACCAGTTGTCCCTCCGGGATCAACGCACAAGAGGTTAGTCATCTTCATCGGCCTCGCTGGGTCTAAAGCCAATGTGTAGCTCAGGTATTCTAGGGTCATCCATTAGGCTAGTGTTTGCTGTGTCCACGATGGCTAAGTCGCCACCCTTTGGGATGCCACACTTGTGTGATGTTCTCCAAGCGTTTAAAAGTTTAAGTTCATCATTGCGTTCAGCAGAAAATGAAGCGGTGCAACTGCAGGTTTCCGAGACAGCCATTACTTACTCCTAAACTTTAACTGCATTAGCATTAGATGTTGATAGCATTGCAAAGCTAAAGGATACCGAGAACCATTTAAGTATTTACTTGCGTGGAACTCGACAGCCTTAGGGTCTTCAACTACCTTTATGAACTTTGCCTTTCTAGTATACAGATCAACCATTAGACAGCATTCTGCTAATACCAGATTGGTTTATGCCAGTCATCTTAGATACCATGTTTTGGCTTGTACCAGCCTCAAGGGCGCTCTTAATATGTGGGTAGCTAATAGCTCCCCTTTCCTTGCTGAAAAGCGCTTCACGGACATCCTCGAGGCTCTCAGGGGCTACCTTCCCTCCGGAGTTGCTATTTTTTTCTATGTAAAACGATATTGAGGTATGCGATAGCTTGTTATTACAAATCCTAGCCAACTGTCTGCTAGAGAATAAGCCATATTCAGATATCTCCCGGAGTCTTTCGACCAGAACATCCCGACTGATTAAGGCAGAGTTGTCTCTGATCCAAATAGCTTCATTGATTGCTTGCAGTCTATCTATAGATTTCATTTACACCAACTCCAAATAGGTTGCTCGGTTTTCTACAACCAATTGGACTCTGGCCTGAGACCTAAGGGCTTCTAGCATTTCATCAAACTCACGCTTACGCTTGTTTGCAAACTTCTTGTAAGCTTCCTCGTAACGCATCTTGCCACCCTTTGCTAGAATGACAGCCTCAAGACTGTCGACATCTCGTTGCCACTCGGACGCTGAAATTTCCCCAGCCATACGCACTAGGTTTTTAAACCAAGCTTCGCAGTAGTGCATAGAGATCAACACATGTCTTAGCTGAACCTTTTCGGATCTTTCATACATGGCAAGTAGCACTGCTATCTTCCAAGCCGACAACGCAAGTCTCTGACGACTAGGTTCAATTGACTCTTCGTTAGATAGGCCGTGAACATAGTCACCCATCTCCCACTTGAATCTGTTAAATCTTTCTAGTGCATCTTCTTCCATAAAGATTGGTCTAGGAAAAGGCGCACCTTTCTTTTGCCACCAAAGCGTAGCTTCGTGCAAACTTCTAACCAAACGTTCCATCTCATCATCACGCACAAGAACTTCTTGTTCGCTAGCCTGACTTAGGTCTTCACTCTCACGAGTACGCTCAGGTGCGTCAGCTACAACATAGATAAACCTAGCAAGGAATCCAGATCGGAAGTAATCAATAGTTAGAATCTCTGCAACCTTACTTGTAATACCCATTAGATACATAATGAAGTTAGTCTCAGCTCTCTCAGTCTGGATAGCTTTAGCCCCGTTGGTTGCACCAGTGGAGCGAAGCATAACCGGAACCTTACCATCGTAAAGCTCAGTGTATTGATCTGCAGCTGCAGCCATGTAGGTCTTTGTAACAAACTCCTTGAATAGACCCTGCACTTCGTCTCGGTGGAATAGCGATGTCATCTTGTCCCTGCCTGAAAGGTGCTTGACTAAGGCTTCACCAGTTGCGTTAGAGCCGATGTCAATTTGGTAGCCAGCATACTTCTCGTAAGCGGTTAGCATTCTAAGCATCAGGCTACGACTTGTAGACTTACGGCTACGAGTGGTTTCACCCAACAGCATGAACCAAAGATTAAGACCCATCTTTCCATACTTAGGTGTGGCACACCCGATGTCAGAGAAGGCAGAGGAAAGAATTGTAAAGGCTCCAGCTATCTGATACTCAACCGCACCATCAGTTTTCTTACCAGCCCACTCGACATACTTGTCAACAAAGGTAGGTGTTTGCGCTACGATAGCTCTTTCGTCTGTAGATAAAAAGTCAACAGGTTTTTCAATGTCAGCAACAGCATCTTCTAAAGGTTGTATAGGTGCGTTGTTATCTTTAAATGCTTGCTCTGCTCTTTGCACTTCACGCCAGAGGTCGCCATCCGGGTCAGCTCTCTTAGCCCTTAGTGGTGAGTGGTACTTGTTACACCTTGCGTGCTTAGCAACAACAAAAACTTCCTCGGTCGTTAAGCCAGCCCTAAACAATTCGAGCTCAAGCTTCCAAAGCATTTTAGATAGGTCGGAGCTAGGCATTGGCTCATCAAGATACAGAGACAGTACTTCTTTATTACCAGATATCTTAGCTAGAACAGTCATTGTAAGCGGTAGCTGGGTTGGCATGGGTGCGTCAGCTAGGTCAAGGATCTTGTCTACAATAATATCTTTATACTTTGCCTCAATATCATTGAGCTTGTATACCTCACCAGTAGAGGTAGCTATAACCTGTTGCGATTCAGAATACTTCTTGTTAGATGTTCCCGGGATTCTTAATAGCTTTGTTGGATTCCAACCAGACACATCGCAACCCTGGTCCCTGTGTCCATAAGCAATCTGCTTTGCAATCAAAGCTACACGCTGGGGTTCTTGCTCTCCGTCTAGAATCCAGTAAGTGTGCCACCTACCCTTAGATGTCTCCACGGAGATCGACGGCTTGATTCTAAAGTTAGATGGGTCACAAGTGTCAGCGTCTGCGTAGACTACAGATACAGTCTTTGCATTCTCACGTATGCGTCGCTCTTCATAATAAAGTATTGGAGAGAAGTAGACATCCTCATCCTTCATCGACGTAGCGTAATCAACCATCTGGTCTAGCTCATCGGGGTAGCTAAAGAACTTCTGAACAGTCGGAACACCACGAGCGTCCTTAGTTACAATGGTGGAGTAACCCGAACCACTGCCTAGTACCGACTCTAGAAAGTCTCTAATCTCCATGTACCTCTCCTAAATCTTTCGTGCCCCGACAGGACTCGAACCTGTCTGCGTGTAGAAAGGAGAGTAAACACACGCTACCCAGTAGGGGCTTATGTGCGTTGTTTACGAGACGCACCCCTCGCTTGCCCATTTGAGCTTAGACCCAAACGTCACTTACTGGACTTGCGCCCAATGACGATAGGGTTGCAGTCGCAGAAGATCCTTTTGAGAACCCTGCAACATTGTTATCCTCGCCGTTTAAACCATCCACAACTGTGACCTTAGCCGCAATTGCTTTACCGGATAGTTCTGCAGGTGTCGGAACCTTGAACTGTCCATCCTTCATGTCGTAACCTAGTGCACTGAAGAATGACTGAGTTTTCCAAAACGCCTTACCAGTGTAAAGCGGTACGTAAGTGAACAAACGTCTGTTCTCATACTGACCTTCTGAGATTCTAAGCTGAACCTTGTACTGAGGCTTGCCTGCATTGTCGCCACTCTTGACCTCGGTCGGAGTAACGTCGAATACAGTTGTGCTGTAAGTTCCTGCTGGAACTGGCTCATACGAAGACTGCTGAGAAAGGTCCTCTGGGTTGATGTTAATGATTGTCATTGTTATTTGGTACCTCCATTTATTTTGTCGATGATTTTCTTCATACTTGGGTCAACCAATCGACTTGGTAGACCAAAGCGGTTTCCTGACACAAGGCGGTCAGAAGATTGCATGTACATTACTCGATGGATTTCTCCTTGCTCATCTGACTCTGCGGTCATGTAAGCAATGATATCTGGAATTGCAGGCAGTGTGTTCTTTGCAGAACCCGGTAGCATTGGAACAGTCTTAACCGCTCCAGTCTGGTCATCCTTTTCATCTTGTGCGTGAGCAACGAGTATAGCAAGGAATGGAGAAGAGTGCAACTTGCGTGTCATGTCTGTTACCCACTCCTTCAAGTCACCCCACTTACCAAACTTGTTATTACGGTTCTCTGGCTTCTCGCCAAAAAACTTTTCTGCTCTGTCCATGGCGACACCTAGTGTGTCAATGACCACAGTCTTATACTTGTGCTTCTGAGTGATCAATGCGTTTATAGCATTTTCCATCTCAGTGTGCGACTTGATCTCGATTACATCTACATCTTTCCAGTCACGAGCAATAGCTGAAGAGCCACCCTCGGTGTCTAAGATCAATACAGGTGATAGTTCAGCAACTTCTGCTGACGATGCCGCAAACCAAGACTTACCTCGCTTTGGGTCACCATAAACCAAGATGGTCTTAGGTGAATTGAGTTGATGTGCTTTTTTAATGAACTGCTCAAACGGCAGTTTTGGGAATTCGCTCATTTCTTTTACTTCCTCCTTAGGGAATTTAGTATAACATATTTAATTACAGTATTAAACTAGTCCGGTTTGCTCACAGCTAAAGCAACCCTGAGCACCCTGTAACCTCTATAGATCCCTCGCGTGAGGGATACTGACATTATTATAAGCAGTGCCCACATAAGCCAGTCGCTTTCCACCTCTCCAGCGGAAAAAAACATTACTGATACAAAGCCCAGCCTAAAGGCAAAGCCAAGAATAACGCTTGATAATATTAGAGTTCTAGCCCGCATCAAGAACCTTACAGTTAAAGCAGTTCTCCTCGCGCTGGAATGCCTCGAGGTCTTTATCGCCCTGCAGTTCTTCCCAGATACGCTCTAGTCTTTTCCACATTGACCTAGCAAACTCTTCATCATAATCAAAGGTGTAGCTCCAGACATCCGGGTCGTAAGTTCCATCACGATTGATAAACACTAGTGAGCAAGCGTCGATCTTTGTGCCACCTTTGTTTAATCCCCAAGCATAAATCTGAGCCTGAGCATAATATTTTTTAAGGTTGTAGGTAGAGTCTGAATCTTGAGATAATCCATGAATCACATTCTGTAGCTTCTTGGACTTGTCCCTCTTGCTAGTCTTCCAGTCCACAAGGTGATTACCCTCAACCAAAACTAGGTCCGGCTTAGACTTGATGATTCCATAGCCAGCAAGCTCACCTAGCACAATAGTCTCCTCGACTAAAGCACCCTTGAACTCTGGATACAGTTCTGTGTCTACTACCTCGATACGTTTTTCTAGAAACTCGTGAGTAGCAGTTCCTATCTTAGCTCCAAGCCAATACTTAAACTCACCACCATGAACACCCTTCAGCTTTTTAGCTAGGTGATACTCACAAGGATCTGAGAAGTCGGAAGCTCCTACTTTTACTTGCTTGTCTCTAGCAGACTCTTGCTTGAACAAGCCAAGTGTTAGCTCTTTGATTCTTGAATCGGTTATCATTTATCCTCCT